ATGAAACAGGCAACCCTAGTCAAACGGTTCTGCAAGTCTCTGACGGTTCCCACGGGGCGGTTGGCAGGCAAGGCGATCAAGCTGGCCCCGTATCAAAACAGGTTCATTGATGGCGCTTTCTCTGAGGGCGTCAACGTGGGCGTCCTGAGTGTTGGGCGCGGGAATGGCAAGTCTGCAATCTCGGCCATGCTCTGCGCTGGTGAGTTGGTAGGGGCGTGGTCGGATGCGAAAGAGCGCGAAATTATCATTGCGGCCCGGACCCAAGAGCAAGCCAAAATCGCTTGGAACTATGTCGCCAGTTTTATCGGCACCATGCCCGACGAAATCCAAGAGCGGATCACTATCCGGCGGCAACCCCGTTTTGAAATCCAGTATGACGACGACAACGGCCCGCACCTGATTAAGGCAATCTCTGCTGACGGCAAGTCTGCGCTTGGTTCCAGCCCGACGATGGCGGTGCTTGATGAGCGCGGCCATTGGTCCATTGCGCAGGGTGACGAACTTGAGGCCGCGTTGCTGACGGGTCTGTCAAAGCGTGACGGCAAGGCGCTGATCATATCGACCTCGGCAAGCAATGACATGCACCCGTTTAGCCTTTGGCTGGATCGGGATGCACCCGGCGTCTATCGCCAAGAACACCGGCCCACGCCGAACCTGCCCGTTGACGATATGGACAGTCTGTTGATTGCGAACCCCGGTTCCAAGCATGGGATCGGTCCGACCGTGACGCGGCTGAAAGAGGACGCGGCGCTGGCGCTGGCGCGGGGCGGCTCTGCCCTGTCACGGTTCCGGTTGCTGTCTCGCAATGAGCGGGTGGCAGAGGACAACAGAGACGCGCTGCTGGACCTGAACGAATGGCTGCAATGCGAAACCGACTATCTGGCACCACGTCAGGGACAAGTTGTGATCGGGCTGGACCAAGGGCAATCGGCATCCATGAGCGCCGTGGCTTATCTCTGGCCTGAAACGGGGCGGCTTGAGGCATGGGGCGCGTTCGGCACGGTCCCGACCCTTGAGACCCGTGGGCAGGCCGATGCTGTGGGTGATCTGTATTCCCAGATGCACAAGCGCGGCGAACTGGCATTGATGGGGCAAAAGACTGTCCCGATGGCGCAATGGCTGCGCCGGGTTCTAGCCCATGTGGAAGGTGAACACATCGCCGCGATTGTCGCGGACAGGTTCAAGCAATCGGAGATCGGTGACGCGCTGGCAGAGATTGGCAACCGCGCCCCGGTGATCTGGCGCGGCATGGGGTTCAAGGACGGCTCTGAGGATGTTGAACGGTTCCGGCGGTTCGTCTTTGACGACAAGCTGCACGTTTCCGAAAGCCTGCTGTTGCGTCACGCCATTGGTGAGGCGGCGGTTTTCATTGATCCGGCGGGCAATTCCAAAATCGTAAAGGGCCGGTCTATGGGCAGGATTGACGCGGCTTGTGCGGCTGTCTTGGCGGTGTCTGAGGGCGCTCGGATCATGGGCAGGCCACAACACAAGGGAGGGCGCATTGCATGGGGATGATAAAGACGGCATCGCGGATCATTGCGAAATTTGGGCAGGCTGGCACGTTTGAGAGGCTCGGTGCAGAGCCGCAAAATCCTTGGGACCCACCGGAAAGTGAGCCGACATCCTACCCCGCCACAGTTGCGGTTGTGGCCTATGACCAAAGCTATCGTGATGGGACGCTTATTCAGGCCAACGACTTGAGGGTGCTGGTGTCTGTCGAGGGGCTGGACATTGTGCCGTCCGTTTCTGATCGGCTGAGCGTTGGCGCGGCTGAATTTTCTATCGCCAATGTCACGCCGCTGGCCCCCGATGGGGTGGCCCGCTTCTATGACTTGCAGGTGCGGCGATGAACCGGCGGCGCGAATATGCTCGGCATTCCGCCCGGATCACACGCGGCCCGCGCTGGCAAGCCTTGCGGATGCAGGTGCTTGAGCGTGACGGCTGGCAGTGCGTCCAGTGCGGCACCCGGCGGCGGCTTGAATGCGATCACATCGAACCGGTGCGGGATCGGCCTGACCTGTCCTACACGCTGTCGAATTTACAGATTCTTTGCGGACGCTGTCATGCCCGCAAAACGAGATTGGAGGTTGGGCATAAGCCTCTGACCCCAAAGCGCCAGCGATGGCGTGAAATGCTGTGCGAAATGCAGCGCAACCCTGTCGAGCAGAAAGGATAATATCATGCTTGATTCACTGAAAATCACCCGGCGTCAGTCGGAAATCCGTCAACAACTCGCTGGCCTTGTGGGCAAGGAAACCCCCACTGAGGACGAAACGCGGTCTATGGAAACATTGGACGCGGAATACCGCACCAATGAAACGCGGTTCCGTGCGGCGCTTGTGTCTGAGGATGAGGAACGCAAGGAAGCCGGGGCCGAATTGGAAACCCGTTCTGAGCGCGAATGGGGCGAACTGGCAGGCCGCTTTGAATTGCGCCAAGTCGCTCTTGCACTGGATGAGGGCCGCAAGCTGGACGGTGCAACGGCTGAAATGGTCGAGGAACTGCGCAGCGTGGGCGGGTTCCAAGGCATCCCGGTTCCGCTTGAGGCGCTGGAAACCCGTGCTGGTGAAACACTGGCAGGCGGTGTGCCTGACCCTATCCGCACCATGCCGGCGATTGAACGCTTGTTCGCGGGTTCGTCTGCAACTCAAATGGGTTGCCGGATGATCAACGTGGGTGTCGGTGAAATCGAATACCCCGTTGCTACGGGCGGGGCGCAACCCGGCTGGGCAGGTTCGGAAACCGGCGATGTGCCGGGGCCTCAGGCTTACACCACGGTTGACCGTCCGATGAAGCCGGATCAAACGCTTGGCGTCCAGATGAAAATCACCCGCAAGGCGCTCAAGCAAGCCGGTGCTGGCCTTGAGCAAGCGGTGCGGCGCGATATGGGCGCGGCAATCCAGCAAGAGGTTGATCGGGCAATTTTCCTTGGGTTCGGTTCCTCTGGTGAGCCTCTGGGCATTTTCCCCGGTGCGTCCACCTATGGCATAACGGAAACCGCGATAGACGCGGCGGCGTCCTATGCGGCGTTCCGTGCGGCGGTGGTGCGGTTCATGACGGCGAACGCGGCCAACAGTCTCAGCGCGGTCAACCTGTTGCTGCGCCCTGAGGTCTTTGACGGCATGGACGAACTGATTAGCGGTCTGGCAATCTCAGAATGGGACCGCCTGATTGCCAAGATCGGCAAGGTGGTGCTGACCACGAATGGCATCACGGCCCCGGCTGGTGGTCCGCCTGTCGAATCCAAGGCGCTGCTGACCACGACCACGAACGGCGTGGCCCCGGTGTTCTGCGGCATGTGGGGCGCGGTGGATCTGATCCGTGATCCGTATTCCGATGCGAAGTCCGGGCAACTGCGCCTGACCGCACTGACTACGATGGACGTGACGGTTGCGCGTGGTGTGCAGCTCGAAATCCTGACCGGTATTCAGTGATGCTGACCGGCTTTGCAGATGGCGGTCTGGAACTACGCAAGCGGGCCTCCGGTGCTTTGGCGCTGCAAGGCCGGTTTCCCTATGGCAAGCGGGCGATCCTCAGTGATGGGGGCCGCTCTGGCAGGCCGAAAAAAGAGGTGATTGCGCCCCGCGCCTTTGCTTATCGTGTGGACCGACCTGACGAGGACATTCATTTCCTTGTGGGCCATTCCTTTGACAAACCTCTGGCGTCACGCGGGGCCGGAACGCTGGACCTAGTGGACAGTGATGATGCTCTGACCTTCACGGCGCTGATCATGCCTGAAATGCAAGAGGTGTCCTATGTGCGGGATATTCTGGCAGGCATCGCGGCGGGCCTGACCCTTGGCATATCGCCGGGGTTCCGGTTACCACCCAAGCGAGTCGTGGCTGAGCCTGAAATGATCGAGGATGAAGGCCGCGACCCTGAGAACGGAGCGCACAACGCAATCATCCGAACCGTTTTGGCGGCGCTTCTGTTTGAGATCAGCGTGGTCACAAGGCCCGCTTATCCTGAGGCGCAGGTTGAAGCGCGGAATTGGGAAAGTGGTGTTAGCGACCACAACACCACTACCGGCCTGCACCGCACCTTGAGCCGTTGGAGGGCGTGATATGATGGATATGATAAAGCAATTCGAGGCGGTCCCGGCGGCGTATCCAGATGCACCGGCTGGCCTGTCTGCTGAGGCGGCGGCGCTGGACGCTGATATGATCTGGGCAAGAATCGAAAACTACACGGCGCACCGCTGGACCGAGCGCGAGGTTGTCTGGACCTTGCTGGGCAGTGGCGGCGATGAATGGCACCCACGCCTGACGCCTGTTGTGTCCCGTGTCGCCCATTTCTGGGGCGATCAATGGGAAGCCCTGACCCTGCTGGACGGGCCGCTTGGTATCTGTCTGCCCTTTGACGGCACCTACCGGATCACGGCGCAGGTTGGCGGCGGCGATGTGCCTGCACCTGTCCTTGAAGCGTTCCGGCGTTTGGCCGAATACCTGGCCGATGAAACCGACCGGGCGGGCACGTCTGACTATTCAGTGAATATGGGCGGGGCAATTCAGGAAAGCTATGAGCGCAACCCGGCATGGGTGGCGCGGGCAATGCAATACAGTGGCGCGGGCGATCTGCTGCGTCCATATCGGAGGGCTTGATATGTGGCCATTCAAACGAAAAGAACCTGAGGCCGAAACCCGGTCCAGTGGCACCGGATACACCATGCAAGTAATGCAGGCGCGGGCTGATTACATCGGCGGCGTTGATGGCGTTGCCGAACTGACAGGCACAGTGCAGGGCTGTGTGAGCCTATGGGAGGGCGGTCTGAGCCTGTCGGATGTGGAAGGTACCGACCTGTTGACCCCGGCTATGCTGGCGCTTGCCGGTCGCGCTCTGGCGCTCAGGGGTGAAGCTGTCTTTGTGATCCGTGAGGACGGGCTATTGCCGTGTTCGGATTGGGATTTGACCACACGCTATTCCAAGCCCACGGCCTACCGCGTCGGCGTCCCTGACACGGGCGGCGGGTGGTCTATGACGGCGCTGGCAGGCGAGGTGCTGCACCTGCGGATTGGCTGCGATATGGGTATGCCCTATGTCGGGCAATCGCCTTTGCGGCGGGCGCGTCTGACGGCGGGCCTATTGCAAACGCTAGAATCCGCTTTGGCTGAGGTCTACACCAACGCGCCCTTGGGTTCGTCTGTCATTCCATTCCCTGAGGCCCCTGACCAAGATATGAGCGATCTGGCGCGTGGGTTCCGTGGGTTCCGGGGCAAGGTGCTGGTGCGTGAATCTGTCAACGTGACGGCGGCGGGCGGGCCTGCGCCTCAGACTGACCTCAAGCCTAGCGATGTGTCGCCCGATTTGAGCAAGGCCATGACCAAGGAAACGCTGGCATCGGCGCGGTCTAGCATTGAAATGGTCTATGGCGTCCTGCCCGGTCTGAGCAATATCAGCACAACCGGCCCGATGGTGAGGGAGGCGCAGCGTCACCTTGCGCAATGGGGCCTTATGCCGATTGCCGCGATGATCAGTCAAGAGGCCAGTGAAAAGCTGGGCAGTGCGGTCAAGCTGGACGTGATGCGACCATTGCAAGCGTTTGACGCTGGGGGCCGAGCGCGAGCGCTTAGCGCCATTGTTCAGACATTAGCAACGGCTAAAGAGACTGGAGTTGATCCAGAGCAGGCCCTAAAATTAGTTGATTGGGGAGATGAGAATACTAACATCCAAATTAATCCATGATTAGGTTTCGTCCCCAATATCCTCCGTCTACAGGATCCATTTCTATATCGATAACGTAACGGCTTCGAATTGTAGCGCCAAAGCCATTTTGAGCATCTACATATCCAGCTACTTTAAAATGGCACTTTCGTTCAAAGTTGACAATTACACCGTTTTCACTGAAATATGGGTACTCGGCTGTGGACGGAGATTTAAGCCGTTTGGATACAAAACTTTGGGATGCGACGAAAGCACCGATCTTCGCGCTTTGATCGTCTTTGCAATTGTCCGCCGGGTCGTAACAAGCCGTCAGAAAAAGCGGCACAACTGCCACGGCAAATGCTTTTTTCATCACAAATCTCCATTGTCTCATAAAATTATAAATACGCTAGAGTTGGCTCCAATACAACAATTGCGCGAAGCGCGCATAGCTGGAGATACAGTATTGCAGTTTCTAAATCATTGGAAATCGCCCTTAAGTAAGGGGGATTGGTGGAATGAGGCGTTCACGTCCGAAGAGCGCTTGCTCATTGAAGAAGCCTACAAACCGTTGGGGCAGCAAACAGCAGAAACCGTTGTGCGCTCGGACTGCCCTTTTCAGATGGGCTATCTGTTTGGTCATTTAAAAAAGGAGCATACACGGAAACTTGGTTATAAATTAATCGAGCGAGCAGATAGCCTCATTATTGACGATGCACCTGTTCTTAGCCTTCATTTTTATTGGAAGCACCGCGGTGATTTTTACTATCGCTGGCGCAACTTGGACAACTTTGCTTTAGATAGCGCGGTGGAGAGCTATAAACGTCAAATTCAAATTGCATCCAAGGCTATCGAAGAATTTGTAAAGGAAGATTGGGGCTTTTTACCAAAGCACGGAGGGTACGACCAATTGCGAATTATCGAAGAAAAACGCGGCAACCTGTCTTTAGCGTTAGAGCTTTGTGAAAAGGCAAGTTCTGAGGGATGGGCAGGAAATTGGGAAAACCAAGTTTCTCGAATCAACAAAAAATTAAGTAAAATGGTTACTCAAATATAA